AAACGAAATAGGCCGCAGAACTGGATGAAGGAGAGCAAGTCCATTGTGATGTCCGCGTTCCGTTGCGGAACTTAACGAGCCACTCCGCGCTTTCACGGTAAATAGGCCACTGGCACTGGAAGCCGCCGCCATAGCCAACCTCAGACCATATCGGTGCGCCAAATATCTCGTACTCGGTCGGCAAGAACACCGTGTCAGTTGTCCATGACCAGCTACTATCCTTTGTAGAATGCAGACGCTGAACACCATACAAGTTATTTCCGAGTAGAGCGATTAAGGCTGCCTTGAGATCGCCCTCAAAATAAGTCCTAGCCTCGGTAGAAGCCCATCCTCCTGCGTTGGTATTGGTGGCATTCAATCGCCGCGTAAAAGGACAATCCGCAAATTGGAACAAGATATGGTTTTTTGTGTTTTCAGTGCTGCCAGCGTGTTTGTAGATATTGAAACCGGCGATCATGATGCGGAGATTTTTGTAACTACCTTCCCACTGAATATTAGTTGTACCGTCATTCAAATAGGGCAGGTCGAGATAATCGCAATACCGCAATCCAGAAAAGTCGGGGTTTCCGTTGGCGTTGATCTTTTGCTTCAAAATTGTTATTGCCGCTGTGAGTTCTTGAAGTGTCGCCGGAGCATCGGAAGGCGTTTGTCGAATACCAAGAACATCGAGAAGGTTACGCGCCTTGCTCCTGTCATAGAGTGCCATGTTATCGCCGACACTTGCAAATTCGCTGACATACATTTCTCCGGTATCGGGATCAATATCAATATCGCCGCCGCCCTTAACCATACCCGCCGTGTCGTTATCTGCAATGGCGATCATGTCCTGCCCGACATCTTCCCATGAGAAAATACGCGGCTCGGTATCCGGCGTGTTCACCAGTACCCACCTGTGCTTATTGAATGCGTTGTTAACCCAAGTCGCGGAGAATATCTCCTCGGCCTTGTGGGTAACGCCGTTCACGGCATAGGTAGAGTTCCACGGCTCGGCAGCGTCCCAGTTCCACACACCGCCGACACCCCAAATGTTCTCGCAAGCGTACCGCGTCAAGTCCTCCGCGCTGGGAGTAGCGGTTTCAAAGTCGTGCGCGTCCAGGGGGCCGCCGACACCCTCAAGGGTATTCACGCGACCTGCTATAGCCTCAACTTTTTCTTTGAGAAACCTCGTCCTATCGGCGAGTTGTTTCGGCTGAAGATTTGCCATTCCCTCCGGGAGCGGGCCTCCCGCAACATCATCGTCATCTTCGAGCTGGTATATCCCTTCCGGCCAGACCGATTGTTCAGGTAAATAAGCCATAAATAACCTCCGTTAAAATATAATCGTCCATGTCCCCTCAAGGGATATGTCGTTTTCCTTGTTGATTGGCGTTGCGCGTATCCTGCGGCAGAATAATTTTCCGTCAGCAGTTAGCAGACCAAATTCCATAATTGCCTTGCCGTTTGCCTCCGCTGTAGTCAAGTTCCACGCAAAGCGTACCTGACCGACCGCAGGATAGGTTATGCTTCCCACGTTTTTGGTATACGAATTTGTTATCTCCGTATCCGCAACGGTTGGCGCATTCCCATTTGTGCCAAAGGCAATCGTCTTCATTGACCGATTTTCCACATCACCCGCGATGAGGTGAGCCATTGAAGTCCGTGCAAGATTGACAATTAAATTGTCATCCTCAAATGTCTCAATAAGTTTCCGGCTTTCACCTTCGCCTCTGTAGACATTCACTTTGAGAACACCGCGCAGACTTACCGTGTCTGTAAGTTTTACCATGTTTTCCCTCCTACATTGGTATTAGTACATTTCCGTTATAGAGAATTACACCATTGTATTTGTACGTGCCATCGTACTTTCGCCGGAAGCGTATACCTACCGAAAAGGTGTCATCCATGACAACCGTTTCCGNAGCGGCAGAGTTTTCTCCCTCAATCGAGATTTTTTCTNTTGCCGCGTGGTATTTCGTTTCTCCGCTGTAGGTAAAATAGCCATCGTACTTGTTACGAGTAGTGAAATGCTCATCAAGCGGTTTGTCTATTTGAACGGCAAGATTTTCTGCCGTTGTTTCATTGTCCGTGAGAATAGTTTTTGCTGTATCGTGCAAAATATCGGTAATACTATTCTCGCTAAAAAATCCTGAGTATTTATTTTCTCCGTTGTATTTCGATAGTCCGTTATATTTCAGTTGCGACCGAGCGTTATCAANAAACTTTTGCGGGGTATTCACGGTCAATTCATCTCTGATGCCGGNACGGTATTTGAACGGAACTATAACATAGGAATCGGCATCCACCCTCTGCCTTCTCGCGTATTTAATCATGCCGTTATACTTAAATTGGCCGTTATACTTGAGTTTTATTACCTCGGTCGGGTTCAGGGTGTGGCCGTCATATTTTCCGCGCCCATTGTATTTCAATCCGTTTTTGAAGTTATCCGATATTTGTTTCTTCACGATAATGACCAGCGCATCGGTAATAAAAAATTCTTCAGTAAAGAAAAATAGCTCCTTTGTTGAAAATGAAACTCCGGCAGGGATAATTTCGGTGAGTAGCCTGTTAAAGTTCAGTCCCGGCGTTCCCTCGCCGTCATGCTCGATTATCAATCCAGCGGGATAGTCCGGCACGATGTGAACGACTTCCGATGAGTAAAAATACTTTATGGCTTTGATAATCGCCGGTATAGAACCGTCATTGGTATTGAGCAGCCGCCGCAGGTTGAGCATTACCCGGTAAACCTCGTCAGGGTTTCCGTTCCGTTTTTCTGACAGGAACTTTCCGATGCGGTCAAGAAAATGCCCGTTGACGTTATTCAAGTCCCATTGGTCTTTGAGTTTTAATATTTGGCAGTCGAACTCTGCCAGACCTCTATCACCGAATGTGGCCAGATTGAAAGTGTCATCCTTGCACATCCACTGCTGATAGAACGGAGGACGGTTGTATTTTTTCCAGTCTACCTTCTCAAAGTCCCTCATCCCTATAGCTCCTGTACCGCAATCCTGGACTTATCCAACACCGCAATTTCTACTTCGCCAATTTCGACATTTCCGCTCTGGTAGGCTTCCGGCAGTGGCACGGTCAAGTCCGTGGTGACCGCAACCTTAATATCCGCGAACCCAATACCGGGGACATCGTACACAGGCCGGAACATCTTCTGGTAAATGAGATCAACGCCGACATTCATTGTGTTCTGGCTCCATTCGATGATGTTGTCCTGTATCGCCCTCACCACGTCCATCGGGATATCTTCTTCTGCGTTACGCGAATACTCGACTTTAATCCAAATATACNTATTCACAGGACGCGAGAACCCGATATCCCAATGAAAGCCCTCGCTGTCTGTAACGTCCTTGACAATGTTTCCGTATGCCTGAATACCGGCGGGGCCTTTCTCAAATATAAGTTCCGCGATTGCCTGTTCATCACCGCCCACAACAACAGCCTCATAGCTTTTCGGCGGTCGCCCTTCAATTTCTATTATTTCGCGGTTCGAATACACGCGAGCGTATTCCACGCCGGGAACTTTCAGGATTTCGTTCTGTATCGCCACCTCGTTGGCCGTGGCTTGTTTTTGCCGAGTGCCTAATCCCATGCGGAGTTCGGTGTCGCTTTCCGTAACGCGGCCTGTAATGCCCGATGCGTAATTCACGGCAGACTTAATGCCGTTCACCTTCTTGACAAACTCATTTAACGCGCCAATGGAAACAATTATCGGCCCAGGTTTGGTCGCGGTGTATACGGTACGGAAGCCGAGAAGCGGGAACTCCATGTTGGTATCTGAGGATGCCATCGAAAACGCCTCAAGCCCGATTTTGGAGTGAACCTCAAGCCCTGCATCGGTGGTTTGCATTTCAAATACGAGCGGGAAAGCGTCCTCAATGGCCAGCGCGATACCCTCCTGTATTTGTTCCTCATCTTCATCAACCGCAGCGGTGTATGAAATGATTGTGGTGTTGATTTGTAGTTGGTAGGTATGCCCTGCGACTGCCTCCGTAACCGCCATGACAAAGCCGAGAAGCGATAGCCGGGTTACCGTGGCCGCGCCAGCGATTTTGAACGTCTGGCCGGAAGCTATCCGCAACAAATGCCCTTCCGGTATCTCCGTCCCTTCCTCTGCCCACAGGCACTCGTATACCTGTGTCGCGTTGGCGGCCAACCGCTCTACATTGACAAAGTTCACAAGCCGGTCAAGATAAATGCCAAAGCTGTCATCTACATCACCGATTGCGTATAACTTAGCCAACTGCTCCCATAACTGCGTCCGTTTTAGAGCCTGATTTTTGACATACACGCCCTGAATACTGGTATCCGATAAGTCGATATCGTTTCCAAATGCGGCGCGGAAATCGTCCTGTTCTTCTCTCAATATTACTTCAAATGGTTTTGCCACAAACCCTTTATCGGTTACGCCATAATCCATGCTATATCCTCCCTACCTCATCGCTATAACTAAATGTTTCCCCGGTATCTATCTGTACCGTGAAATCAATTCGCAGTTGCCTTGTTGCCTTGTCCAGCGTTGAGGAAAACGATATAAACTTCTCAACGCCTTCTACTTCGCCGATACGCACCTGAAGCGCGGTCTCTATCATGCGTCTGTGCATAACGCGCTCAACATTCTCACCCGGTATATACGGAATACCGAGAGACCTGTCCATAAACCACTCGCCTTTGAAAACAGAAATGGTATGCCGTATTTTTTGCGAAACGTACTCCAGCCGGTTTTCGGTAAACCGCCAGCGGTGATCCTCAATGCGAAACTTATTACTGTTCTGTTCAAGAAGTAAATCTTTCATGTTATTTTCCGCTCCCCGAACCTGATAAAAATGGCGTTTTTAATTGAACCGTTATAGTTCCCGCTTTCAAATAGGCATCCACTGCCGCCGAGAATAATTGCGCGTATAACTCATTACCACCGGCCAGCATTCCGGTCATGGATTTATAACACGCCTTGAGCGGTGTGGAGATAAGCGATTTTGTTCCGGCGAACTTTCCGGCAGCCGGGCCGGAATAATTGGATGATGCCCCGGCTGGTGTTGTTACCGTACCGGTAGATGTTTCCTGTACCGTGTTATCTGCTTTGCAAGCATTGTCGATATCGGTGGCAATGTGATCCGCGAGATCGTCATCGCCATATTTCGCGTTAAATGTTGCGAGAAGGTCATCCTCAAGCTGTGAAGCGTCTACCGTCATTACCCCTGCACCTGCTCCCTTGTATGAACCGGCAGGAGCGGCCCCGGTATCGCTCGTTGCTGTTTGCCCTGTGAGAATGAATGCTTTTATCGCTTGCGCTACTTTTTCGGCTTGGTATTCGTTCCCGCCTTCCTCAATGGAGTTCATGGCGAGATAAGCGGTAATAAGGGCAGCCTGTAATGTGGTCGCTACTAAAGCCATCATGCCTCCAATAACGCGGTAATATCCGCGTCAGTCGTGGTAATTGATTGAATAATCGCCGGGTTAAACTCATGATTTGCAGGACTTCCAAAAGTCGCCGGGTGTGTTGTGAGAAATGCCTGTAAAAACGTGTGCCATATCGTGTATAGGCTTTTGCCGCCGTTATTGAGCGATGCCTTATCGCCGTTCAGCTTTATCGTTGTTTTGCTGTTTTTTGCGGTGAGTATATCCGCGTTCATTTCCATAGCGCATTTATCAGTTTTTGCCGTTATATGGTCATCCTCCATAATGACCTTTGCCTTTTTCTTGTATACCGTTTCCACTTTGTCATCTGTCATCAGCACTTGGGATATGAGATCGCCATCGTGCTTGTCCTTATGAAGTATCTGCAATCCCGGCTCATCTGCGACCGGAAACTCCTGCGGCTGTAGTCCAGGGACACAGTAGGCATCGGATAAACTGAACCGGCGCGGGTCTGGGTCTTCGATACCGTCTTGCCCTGCGGCTTTCCACTCCTCCAGAGCGCGTTCACTGAAACGAATATCAACTTCATCACCTT